ACTTGTTCAGCGGCCGCAAATCCCCATATTGAAACGCCGTCTTTGTAGGAATTGGCATGATAGGCAGGTAACCGGCCCCATGGGTAGGTGTTCTTTGCCAGTTCAACATCCAGCGCCGGGTTGATATTCGGGTTTGCTGAATCATCCAGAACAATAATACCGCTCTTGTTTTGTGGGTCTTTTGATTTGGTGATGGTGATCTTTCTGATTCCGTCGGGATAGACCGGCACTCTTTCTGACGCCGTGGCGATCAAGGGATTCCCGCTTTCATCCAATGCCGGGTTTCCCATTTCGTCAACAAGCGGCTGCGAAATGGTATTCGTCTTTTTCCGGGCGTCTCTTATCCATACCTCAATAACCAAACATCGCTGCATGGCCTTGTCTTTGTCTGAACCCTGTTCTTTTTTGACAGTTACCGGGTCTTGGTAATTGCCGATGCTCTGCTGCTGGCCGTAGCCAGTCGGCTTGTAGTCTTCCCTCTCGGCGCCCATGAGTTCATAGGCGTCATCCGGGGCGATATCCTTGACGTTGAAGGTGTTTTCGATGCTGGATATGAAATCAACATAGGCGAAACAGATATACGGGGCTTCTTCAGACAGGTCTTCCCAATTCCCGGGACACGGGAAAAACGAAAACGGGTCGGTCAGTGAAATATCCGGTCGGTCTTTGCCTTTGTCCCAGTAGGGTTTCTCGGTGGTTAAGCCATAGAGTTCCATCTGCCGGGCGGTCGCGCGTGTTTTCTGTTGCTGGTCGGTTTCCTTCCACCACTTTTTCAACTCCATTGACAGGATGTTTTCAGATCCGTCGTTGGTGCCGTCGAGGTCAACGACTTCCCCGGTAGGATTCCGAGCGGTAATGTTGGAAACGGTTCTTTCGATGTTTGCAAAATACAGGTTGACGATAGTGTTTTGTTTTGGCTGTTGGACGTATCCCTTGCGGGCGCTCTGCTGTTTGCTCTTACGCCCGCGGTACAGCGCGTAATTTGCCAGAAAGTCGCCCGGTTTCCCGAGCCGTTCCTTTTCTACTCGCGCAATCTCGAATAAATTAAAGGCGAACTCGCCTACGTCAGTGTGGCCCTTGGGCGGGATGTTTGAAAGGTTCCATTTGTCTGAAAGCATAAAAACCCCCTGTGTGATACAAGGAGGCTCTTCGCGCTCTTGCTTTAATCCCCTACGCTTCCGATCAAGGAGAGGTAGGGGAAGAATGTATTTTCAATACTTAAATCTTTTCGCCAGCTAAAATCTTTTCGAGCAGGCTGACGGTGTATTTCAGGCCACGGATGATGGCACGGATGATTTGTTTGCTATCCTCGGTCATTGGTAATACCTACTAATCTTACTGATTTCCAGTAAGTCTTTTCTTGATAATTCAGACAATATCTCATCTAACGATACTTCTGTTGCATTTTTTTTCGCTTTCGCAAGCGCCGCTTTTACCTTTTTGTTATCCGCTTGCAGTATCGTTATGCTATTTTCTTTTTCCACCAATTTTTTTCGCGTATCTGCTAAAAGTTTATTTTTCTTTTCTAGCTCTGCACTCAAAGCGGAAAAATCTTTGTGTAATTCATTAAGCGCGAACACAAGGCTATTATTTGATACTCGAAACCTTTCCATCGCCTCATTGCGCGTTTTTTCGATATTTCTGACATGGTCACCATCTTTGACTTTTTGTTGCAAAGTTTTTACTACGATGTTCAACAGCTCAATCTTTTTGTGCGCCCACCATTCGGTCTCTGTTTTATAAACATTTTTATCCATAATCACTTTTTCGGGATCGGATGGCCGAATAATTGTGGACTCTATGTGCAGATCTTCTGGCATATACACACCACCCCTATTGCAACGGCCTCCCGGCACCATCAACCAACTGATTATTTACCAGAGCCAAACCCGTTACACTTGATTTGTAGGCGTTGAGAATGCCTTGATCTGTTACGTCGTAATTCATAATCCCGCGCTCGATCTCGAAACCCTTGGGATTGCCCATCATGGGCACGATTTTGATTTGTGTTTGCCCGTTTTCCGCTGTTTTCTCCAGCTGCATGATGCGAGGGTCTTTCAGCGCCAATAAACCGATCTCCGCGTTGACCTTCTCCCCGATGATGATTCCGATAGGACTGTAAACCATTTTGATCATTGTTGTGCCTCCCTCATGATTTGGCATGTTATTTCTCCTTTTTTAAAAAATGGACCTCTCCGATGATTATCCGTTCGGCCCATGGCGACTTGGTAAACGGCACGCCCCTGGCATCGGCATCCATTTCAGCGCATAGTTGCCCGAACTGTTCTGCGGGGAGATAAACTGTGCTTCCCGCCGGTAATAACACTGAAACATCTTTTGCGCCTTCAAAGTTCATTTCTTATGACTCCTCTTATGCCCATTTAACGCCAGCGCCGTACTACATTCTTTCCCGCAAATCTCGCAGATATGGACGGGCTTGCCGACCTTGGGAACAGGCGCAATAATCGAGTCGCCCCATTTCCCGCCGATGTTTTTGTTTTTTCCGACCGTGGGCAGCCCATCGCCGCTTGACATTTTATTGAATAGGTCATCCAGAATCCCACTTGCATCTTCTGTCCCCTGCCCCCCGCCATCGCTCTGCCATGCCGGTATTAGTGCATCTTCCTCACGGCAAAACTCTCCTACATCCCTGATCGGCACCAGAACATTCAGTACCCCTCCGGGCGCCAGTGGAGCCAGACATTCAGGGCATGTCAATTCCGGGCCTTTGGTTGAGGACGTACAGAGCCAATCATGTTGATACTGCAATGTACTCTTGAGCATACTGCCGTTTGGCGGAACGTCCGGCTTGAAATGCTCAGTCGTGACAAAACTTTTTCGCTTGCATTGAGGACATTGTACGGGTAATCCTTGCATTATTTACCTCTCTTTTTTGACAGAAAACCAAAGCCGTCTCTAAGTTTCTTGAAATTGTCAGGTTGTTTTTCCAATTTGACGCCAACAGATTTTGCGAAATTCGCGTATTGTTTTTTTGTTAAATCATTTAACATGACTGCATTTTTTAGCTCTTCCGGTAATTCACTTTTGCAGGCAAATACACCCATCAAGTGAAACCCTGGACACGTCCCGTCTTCTAGCGCGAATCTAAACGATGCAATAAAATCTATAACCTTGTTCACGGTGATTTTTTCGCTTATAACAACCTCGTAATTCAACCCATCTTTGATAGTCAGGTGAAACTCATCTCCTGGGCACACATAACGGGGTATAGTACTTAGACTGGTTATTACGATCATGGTTTGCCTCCCAATAATCTTGACAAAAACTCGCTGTTTCTGGCCGGCACTGATTCAACCTCATCCGGTGCATCTGCCGCCTCCGGGATCATAAACACCTGCCCCTTTGGTTCTGGACCGATGAATCGTTCGCCGGGAGCTGCCTTTGATTTGAAAACTAGCCAGCCGCCGACCATGACGGCGAACAGGACCAGAAATGACACGCCGATCGACATAAAAAACGCCTGTAATATGCTAATCATTTGCCTCCTCCTCAATCGTAAAACAGTTCTCGCGGGTTTGGTCCATCCACATGCAACGGGACAACAGCGAATGAACCAGGCCTCCAACAGCCATGACAGCGGGATCATCACGCTTGAATTCCCGCAGTCTATTCTTCAAAATCTCATTACCGCCAAACCCAAAACGGATCTTCCCCGGCACGATGACGCTATGCATTGCCCGAACGTAGGTGTCGAACGCCTTTGGCGAATAAAAATCATCAGTCGGAGAAATCAGAATTGCCATTTGCTCTCCGCCTGTCTGCATCAAACGCTCGTTGAGTAGCGCCGTTGTCGTTATAAACCGGTCCGGATCTCCGAACCATGTCTGCAGAAATCCCGGGTGAATCCCAAATCCCCACTCAGACCGTAATGCAAGCATGTGATCTAACAGTGTGGGGATATCCTTGCTTTCGGCTTCGGCGAGCAGGTGAAACGCTGCATCCTGCGGCTTGCGTTGACCTTTGACAATTCCGACTATGGCCGCATATCCTGGCCGTCCGTCGTCTTTTTCCGTAACCTCCGTGGGCCAACCCTGGCATCCATACAGGTCGTAGAACGTCTGCCCTGAATCAGACTCAAACCAAAACGGACGCGCAATAAGCGGCTGCTTTGTGATTATGGCGTGATCAGTCCGGGCCTGCTGCGTCTCGTATGCCTGAGGCATGATGACTTTACGGATTTTAGGCATCGGCAACCTCGTCAGAAAATTGGGTGTCACTAAAAAACGATTCACCAATTAGTTCCGTCATAGCCCACACCAGTGCGTCGAGCCTGTTCGGGGATTTGTCGCCTGGCAGCCAGAGACATAATTCATCTTCTAACTGCGGGAATGATCCGACGTGATGCACTTTATTCTTCTCGTATTTTGCGGATACCGGCTCGGCGCGAACGATCTTTCCGCGTGAGGCGTGAACCAATTTAACAGGAATGTGTTTCCCGTTAATAGTTTGTCCGTTGATTGTTATCTCAGCCTGTTTGATTGTCATGGCCACCATTTCGCCGCCTTGGTTCTTCTCCGCGATGATCAGATTTGCGTTGTGCCGATGATACGCTTTTAATGCTTCTTGCGCCCAGGCCAGAGGGGAGCCGTTAATTGTGTTGTCTTCCAGCACATAGCCATGATCGCCAACGTTTCCGGCGGTTATAATTCCGGCTGCATCCCCGCCGCCGTCCGCCGATGTTGTCGGGTCAACCGCCACAACGATCTTTGTGAGTTCGGGTGCTTCAATAACTCTGTTCTGTTCGATGTTCTCCCGTGTCCACAATGCTCCCGGGGCCTGATCAATGTCCTCGGCCAATATCTCCATGCGATAGGCAAGGTCAGTCATGTCAGACGTGATTTCATCCAACGCTTCCTTGCTTATGTAGGGATTATCCATACTTGAAAAATGGAATGTGGCCCAACGTAGCGGGTCCTTTTTTGCTAACAACTGTGCTTTTTTGAATAATTTTGCTGCGTGTTGCGGATCATCGGCCTTTGATGCGCTTCGGGACCGGAGCGATGGAGGCGTATAAATGAACGTAGCGTTTCCATTGTTGTCCAGAAGCATTGGTGCGCCCACAACTCCCCAAGCGTCCTCGTTCATCAACTGCCATTCATCAAGCAGCAATTCGTCCGCATAATCACCCCGAAGTGAATCGGCATTCCAAGCTGTTTTGGCCCTGATCCGTTGTTCTGTGCCTTTGCGCTCTAGGATATGTTCGGATTCGTTTTTATAGAGAGCCTTCTTGTCAACGCCATCAACCAGGGCCCGCGTGACAGTCACCCAAAACCTTTGGATCTGCTCACTGGTGGGCGCGGCATAAAGTACGCGCTTACCGGCGAGAAATCTTTGTACCGCATAAACGCCAATGCCAACGGTCTTTCCACCCCGACGCCCTGCTCGAATAACCTTGCGCTTTGCCGGCGAATTGATAAACGCCGCCTGTTTCGGGTGAGGGCGTGGCACATGAACATCAACCGGGATTCGCGTAATTTCCATCAGTCCTCGCTATTGCCCTTGGGCGCATCGTCGTAAATGACTTTAAATAGAAATTCCACTGGCCCGCCGTCCTTGCCAGTGACTTCGTGCTTCTCTGAATATTTTTTCGGAAGAATTTTTGAGATATAGAACTTGCGGGAATCAACTCTTAACCGTGAGCGGTTTACATGCTCGTGGTCAATGAATGGTTTGCCTTCCTCAGTGAAAGCCATATCAAGGGTAGAATCATCAGAGATTTCGATTATTTCATCAAATAAAAGATCGGCTTGCTTCAGCTTCGCCTGTGCGTATTGGGGGGAGAACTCCTTATCATCCGCTAACATCTGCACAATATCCCGATAACAAGGCATGTTATCGAAGTCTTTAATCATGTCATGGCATATTTGGCGTAGTGATTTGGAGCTGGTGGATATTCTGTTACAGATTTCCTTTTGAATTACGTTGATTTCGCTATCTGTGCGCTTTTTCGGGCGACCGCCTG